TAGCAATCGTAGGGTTCGAGGGTGCGGCCGAGCCGCGTCAGCTTGACGCCCGCGCTGATCGGGGATTGCGCGAACAATTCATAGAGCGGCGCTTGCACTTCGACCTCGACGTTGCAGGCCCTGGCTTTGACCGCCTCGAGGAACCGGGCGAACATGATGGTGTCACCAAACCCCTGTTCGGCAGAAATCAACAGGCGATCGGTCGTCGGTCCCCCCTTCCATTGCGGCTTGTCAAACTTCCGATGCCCGCCGAACTGGCGAGGGTTTTTCTGGCGATAGCGTAGCTCGTAGCCTTGCCACGCCTCCGGGGAATAGTCGCCATCCTGCAAGCGCCAGAGCGCTGCCATGCCCTGCGCTGCGATGTGGTCGGGATTTTTACCGAGGATCAAATTCAGCCACGTGTCAGCCATATCGAAGCGCTGCATGCACCGCTGATAGTAAGCGACGAGCCATCGCGCCATCATGTCGTTCGGATTGGCGATCGCGTATTCCATGTAACGGTCAATCTCCCGGTCGTACATGCGATCGTCGGGCCTGATATCCGCGACCTCGTCGGTTCCTCCGATTTCCCAGCGCAGTTCGTTCGGTATGCACAGCATCATGATTGAGACGGTGCGGCCGAAGACGTTGCGGGCGTTGTGGTCGAAATTGTCGGGCGAGAACATCGGCGCGTGAACCCAATAGAGCCGATAACCCATCTCGACGATTTGCGCGATGAGCGCCGTACATTTTTCCTGACGATCATTCTCGACATAGAGAATCGGTCGATGCCGCGCGATCGTCCTACGCGCGCCGTCGAGCACTTCCTTTTCGTACCCATCGACATCGATCTTGATGAAATCGCAACGGGCGAGTTCTAGGGAATCAATCGCATAGGCGCGCACATCCTCGCCCTTGTTCTCGCTTGTCAGAACGCCGCCCATGGTGGCGAACATCGAAGTGGCTTTCACCGTGCCATCGTGATCGCTCGCGGCCGCGTCGATCGCCATTGCCAGCAAGTTATTGTCCCTGATGTTTCGCGTGAGCAATTCGAAGGCGTGCCGCGACGGCTCGAAGGCGATCACGCTACCATTGTCACCGACCATTCTGGCGATCGGGATCGTGAAAGCGCCGATGTTCGCGCCCACGTCGATGACCAGGTCTCCCGGTTTGACGATCCGAGCAATCACGCCCAGCTCAGTCTCCGAGTACTCGCCATAGACCTTGAGCGACGTACCGACGTAATCGGGCGCATCAAAGAAGGTGAACATGCCGTGGCGACATTGTCGCGTGATCGTGCGTGCCGGATCAAACAGGGGCTTTTCGTTGATCGATAGTTCGGGAGAGCCGAGTTCCGCTTTGCCCAATATCAAGTTCATGCTGTGTCCCTATTGGTTCGGAACGCGGATGACAAAGCTTGCGAGCGAGAATGTATTCCCGGCAGTGACGACTTGGGTTGCCGCAAGCGAGCCATGCGCGTGCAAGGTTCCAGCCGCGTAGACCGCCCACCACGCGGCTGTCCCCGATGTGGTGATCGTGCCATCGGTGACAAGCGCTGACGCGACCTGACGACCGTTCGGCGTCCCGGCTGCGGGCGCACCGAATACGCCGCCCGCGCCGAACGATTTGAAACCGAGCAGGCCCGAGGTCGAGGCGATCGCGATCGTCGTCGGTTCCGCAGCGCAGATTGAGACGAAAGCGGATTCAGTATCGAGCACGTTCAAGCCGAGATCGATCACCCGATCTTCCAATTGCGCAACCATGTTTGCCTCCTATCAAGGTGTTCCCTCGAACGGATTACCGCTCGACGTTAGACCGCCGTAATCGAATTCAATCTCCGTATGAGCGGGCTTATATCGTCGCAACAAGCATTCGAGATCAGTTGCCAATCCGATTTCCAGCATGTGGTCGATACCGACTTGCGCGGCGTCCACCCGCCACCACGTCAAGCGCGCCGTGGTCACGTGTACCGTCCAGTAGAAGCGCATATCCTCGCTGCCGAGTTGCCAACGGGGATCGCCCCACTCGTCGCTCGTATCGCCGCACTCCGATATTCCGGCAACAAACGGGGAATATTCGGTGATGCGAATCGTGTAGCCGATCGACGCCGCGAGGTCGATAAAGAAAGCGCGCGATTGCGCGCCCAGGAGCGTCATGCGCGTGACGAGCGCGATTTGTCGATCGCCTATCGTCAGAGGTTCCGCGAGGCACAGATCGGGCAAACCGAAGTTGCGCTCCCAGGTGTCGAGCATTTCGATCGTTCGACGCGGGTCCGATTCGCGCTCCAAGAGATCGGCATAGCGGCCGTCCACATACCGGAAACTCTTGGCCCATGCGAGCACGACATCCGACATCAGGCTTTCGCCATCGTCTGCCGGGTCCCAAGCGTCGCCCTTGGGCAGGAGGCTCGCAAGCGCAGCGGCGTAATCGTCATCCGCGCGCCGCATGTGACGATCGGCCCCCATGAAGATCGGCGGCGGCGCGATACGTCCGAGAACGGGAGCGCCGATTTGCAGTTTGCGCACGACGAGGTTAACGGGAATCAAAATCTCTTTTTGGTGGAGAACTCCGGCGGGGATCGAGGGTGAACCGACGACGAGATCACGCGCGCCGATTTGCGATCCGATGAGCGGGTGGAAATAGTCCCACGATGCCGTTGCGATCGAAGCGGGCGTCAATCTCTGAGAATATGCCGGATTGATTCCGCTCGCGCCTAGCGACGATACCGGAAGATCGACAGCTTTGACGATTTGCTTGAAGCTGACCAGAACCAGCAATTCGCCCTGGCTCGCAGCGGACAACGTCGGTGCATAGGTGACTGATGCAATGGACATCGCTGACGAATACGACATCACACTGACGTAACCATTCGCTGGATTGTTGTTTACGGCCGTCGAGAAACCCGCGCTCTCCGTATATGTGATCGCGCTTGAGTGTGTTGCGCCTATCAGGCTCACGACGAGTTCGGGAGCCGCGACCATGGTTCCGGTCGCTGCAGTCGGATTAGTCGAACTACCAGCTTGCACAGCCGTCTTATCGACGACAGTTCCGATGTCCATATTGGGCGCGCGAGCCGCCGTGATGAGCGTAGCGCCGCCAGCTGGGGCTGTTCCATAGGTGACAGTGATCGTAGTGCCGGAAGGTCGCGCTTGCGCGTTCTTGCAGTACCACAGTGCAATCCGCTGACCGTTTGGCGAGCCGCCGTTATTGGTGGCCGCCTGAACATAGGTGTTCAATCCGTCCGAAACGTTGCTGACGACGGGTGATGACGAGCTGCCGTTGCCGAGCAAGACGCCGACAAGCGCGAGATCGCCCGCGATAATCGCTGCGGTCGTCGTCAACGTTACGGTCGTGCTTGTTCCTTGCGCGGTGTATTGCGATCCGATGCTGACCAACGGACCGGGCACGACCGCGCCAGCGGGCGCGCCAATGGAAGGCGAACCAACAGTTAGATTGGAAGGAAGCGGGGTCACACCCACAGGCGGAAAGAAATTCACCCATGAACTGGACGCGAGCGACGATGGCGTGATCCCGAGCGTTGGCGTATCTGTCGATGAGTTCGCCGTAGTGAGACCAGCTTGCACAGTCCAGTCATTTGAACCAGCCGCCGAACCCTCGCCACCGAGACCGTCATCGAAACCGAGATTTGCAGTCGCGGAAGCGTCAAAGAATGACAGAAAGAAACCGTTGTTTCCGAGCGCGCCAGCGTATTGCTTCGGTACCAAGACGCCGCCCACCGTCGTGGTGAATGCCGATGGATCTAGTTGAAGTCCATCGACGAACCAGATTTGAGCCATCTTGCCGATAAAGAGTTGCGAACCGTTGACAGGATCGCGACCGATAAGATGGTTCGCGGCCATATTGAACCCGATATTGGTGTTCTGGCCGGGATTGTTCAAAGTCGTAAACGACGTTACTTCGGAGCCGTCCCAATAAACTCGTATGCGATTGTTTGCAGTTGCGAGCGTGGTATCGACGGCAAGCACGAAATGATGCCAGTTTGCTGTATCCCCATATGTCGCAGTTGGTTTGCGGTAGGTCGTTGTCCAACCGGTAAAGATGAGCGCATTGGATGAATCGAACGCTACAACGCCATAAGACCCGTCAGCGTGGGACGAATCACCGACAATGAACGATTGCGCTGTTGAAACCGTCGAGCGCTTCATCCATATCGAATAGGTGAACTTGTGAGAGTCGGTCGCAGTCCCGAGGGTCCGGCTGATGTAGCCGGTCGAAGTGCCGGGAAAGGAAAGCGATCGCATCTGTTAGAGCGCTGCGTAAGCCGCGTCGATTTGCGCAGTCGTGGTGATCGTCGGCGGTACGGCGTGAATGCCGTCTTTGACATTGGACTCGGTCGCAAAACATCGTCCGATGAACGCAGTTACATCCGCGTGAGCCGTAATCAGTTCGCTCGCAGTCAGAACGACAAACGTACCGTCTTGCATTTTCCATTCGGTCGTGAAACTCGGATCGCGCGACGCTTGACCGGCTTGACTGGCAAGCATGTGTTGCGACTCCCGATCGGTCGTCATCACATGACCTTTGACCTTCATGCCAGCCATTTCCTTTTCCCAGCGAGCGTTCGCATTGTAGGCCATCAGCGCGCTGATTTGCGGATTGTGGCGCGAGAAGACTTGGTCCACTTGAGTCCGCGTTGTTTGATCGACCGAATCAGCGAACGTGTAACCGTTCGGGGAGATCGACATCGGTATGCCGCTCAGACCAGCTGCGGCCAATTCCTTCGAAAAGGAATGAGGCTCGACTGTAGTTGTTCCGATCGCATTGTTTGCCATTGCTTTAACCCCATAGCGTCATCGTCAGAGTGCAACATTGAAGCGCCGGAACGTCGGGCACGTTGTAGTAAACCCAATCAACAGTTCCCGCGCCGCTTTGACATGAACCAACTAGCGTCGCGTAATGACGACCTTCCGTCAGCCCGACCTTCTCGCCATTGACACCGAGCGGCGCCCAACCGGAAGCGGAACCAGCTGGATTGTAAACACCGTTGCCGCCGCCAGAGATTTCCGTTTCCGGCGTGACGCCGTCAAAGGCGATGCCGGTATAAACCGTTTGACCGCCCGTCGATCGCGATGCCCCAGCAGTCTGAAATTGAGCAGGATCGCCCCATGTGATGAAGCTGTTTCGAATCTCGATGCCAATTTCGACGAATGGCGATCGCGTCGAGGTCGAGTGCCAAGTGTTGAACGCTGTGCGAGAACGTTTGCGCTGACGATTGAACCATGACAGCACAAGCATTGCGCCGTCCTGATCTTGAAACGCGGGTCCAGCCACCGTCGCAGCCATGCCGACGAGCGTGCGGGACTCGTCGCCCGTCTTGATTTCCATTCCCGATATCGTCGAAGTCGAGTGCCCTGTAGTCGAGGCTTCGAGCGTCATCACCCCGGCGTTCATGTAGGCATAGATGTAATAGGTCGTGTTCGCCGCGAGCGCGCCGGGTCCAAGCGAGATGCCCGCAGCCGGGATACTGCAGACGGCATTGTTGATGATAATCGTCGAACCGTTCTTTGGCTTGAGAACGAGATTGCCCGATATCAACGATAGATAACAGCATCCCGATCCCGCGACGCCAGAAACCGGCCCTCCCGATCCTACGGCGGAAACCAACTGGAACACCGCGCCGTCATAGAACATGAACAGGATCATGTTCGCCTGAATCTGTCCCGGCGCCAGTTGCGATCCATCAGGCCACTTGACCTGCTTCGCGGCTTGCGCGTCGCATTGCAGGGTGACGGTGCTCGTATTGGCGTGAGCGCATTTGACCGCTACGGCGTCGCCAGCTGCCAATGGCGCAAGCGTCGGTGAGAACGTGCCCACCATTGCGTTCGCGGGACCCGAATCCACCGAATAGGGAATCTTGACGACGGTCGTGCTGCCACTTCCACCGCCGCCGCCGCCGAGATAGTTCGTAATCTGCCAAGCGTTACTGCCGGTAAACGTCAGGAGCGCGATTTGACCGGACTTGAGATCGCCCAATCCCAAACTCGAACCGTCAGCGCGAACGATCGGAAAGGTGCCAAACGTTCCAAGCGTGAAGGTCGCAGCGCCCGTGTTGTTATTGTTGATCTTGAGGCGCACTGACATGCCCGGATAAAGCTGGGGCGGCGCGACGCTGAGAGAGCCAGCGTAATTGTCGGCTGTGCCGGTATCGTTGCAGTATTCGAGAATCCAGGGCGCTACCTGTATCGCCTTCCACAATTGCGCGAGGTCCGCGTCGGTCGGAACTAATCCGGCTGAAGCGATGACGTTGACAATCTCGCGCTGGGGAAACTCGATTGCGCCAGCATCGACGACGGAGCCGCGCAGTCCGATCGCCACGTTGCCGTTGACATAAGGAGCGTTCGGGTCTGCTACGCCGAGAGGTTGATGATATTTCACGGCATTACCCCTTTCTAGGTGTATGAGATCGTGCCGAGAACGGCCATGTGCCCCGGCGATGGCATCACATGGTCGAACATATTGAGGTCAAACGACTCGACGCCTTCGGCGGCCATTATCGCCTCGGAAACCCATGCGGCCCAAATCGTTTCGGCCGGTTGCGTCACTCCGTTGAGCGCCCAAGCTGGTTTGGCCTTGGCTCTGAGCATAGCGCGGACTGATGCTTCGATCGCGGCTCGCGTGCCTGCGTCGTCGTTTGTGAGGTTGAATATCCCGAAGTCGATCGGTTCGGGTATCGGCGCGACGACAAAGAAATCCTTCACGCAAACG